AACCTGATCGATGCCATCAACGGTGTGGTCGATGCGAACCGCATCGGACGCGGCGACGGGCTCGGGGCGAACCCGGGTGACACGACCGAGGCATTCCTGGCCGCTGCCGGCGTCACGGTCGGCGACATCCAGATCCAGTCCGCCGACGCCGCCGGAGGCACTCCAACCCCGAGCGCGGTCGCTACCGCTTGCACCACGACGCTTTCCACCGGAACCGACATCTGGGACAGCGCGACATGTCTGTACGGCAAGGTCCAGGCGCACACCCAGGCGATCATGGTCTCCGCGGCGGTCGGCGCCGAGGAGATCGCCAAGGGCACGCTGGAGGTCGAATTCGGTTTCACTCCGACCTCGTGCATCCTGGTCAACCGGAGCCGTCCGCAAGACGAGGTGTACACGATCGTCGGCGACGCGGTCAGCCTGGCCCTGGCCGGGGGTGCTTCGCCGAACAACCAGGCCGGCGACGTCATCGACATCATCGCCTTCGGATGACCATTGCCTGCTTCTTCACTACGCCGGATCGTGGTGTCCAACGCGACGGCCCTGTCCGCCGCGCTCGACGCCACCAACGCCAGGCTGCTCGACCTGTACGAACGGCTCGCCCCGGATGCGACGGCTCCAGACATCGCGACCCGGCTGCACGGCGCGGTCGAGGACGCGATCCAGACCGCGCGGATGGACGCCAACCTGCAAGCGGTGCTGGACGTCGAAGAGGAACTGGTGTCTGTCGTCGGGGAGCCGGGACGGATATCGCTGTCCCCGCCGCGCGATCCCAAGCCGTCAGAGGTCGTGAAGTACACGGCGAAGGCGGTCGACCACGCGCTGGCGAAGATTGCCGAGGCCGTCGCAGACGGAGGCGGATGGGAACAGGCGCTCGTGGATTCTGTCTGGCGCGCGCAGGTGATTGCAGAGTCGGAAGCCTGCGGGACCTACGAGCGCAGCAAGCAGTTCGCGATGCAACAGCTCGCGGATCTTCCGGACGACCCCGCACGCGGGTTCCTCGTGGCGCATTCGTCCGGGCAACTGCACACAGGGCAGGCCAGGGAGCAGGGAGACAGCCTGATCGCCGTCTTCGGCAAGCGATGGAGCGCGGTGAACGACTCCCGCACATGCGAGCGGTGCCGTTCGCTGGACGGCGAGATGGCTCTCATGGGGATCGGCGCGTTCAGCGCGAGCGGGCCCCCGGCACATGCCCGGTGCCGGTGCATCTCGCACCTGTGGGCGGTCGGTTGGCCCTTCGACGGGTCGGAGAAAGCAATGCCTGAACTCACCAGATGGTTCGCGGATTTCGACGTCCGCGCGCCCGGGGTTTCCGTCGACGCGGCCACCCGCACGATCAAGGGGGCTGTCGCGAGCGATGAATCGCTCGACAGCCACGGGACAGTAATCAAGGCGGACGGCTGGGATCTGGAGCAGTACCAGCGCAATCCAGTGCTGGTGTGGGCGCACAAGACAGGCCGGTACGACGACGTGCAGCCCGACGACATCCTCGGCACGGCGACGGTCAGGAAGCAGGACGGAAAGCTTCTGGCGGATCTGCACTTCGAGGAAGCGGACATCAATCCGCAAGCCGGCAAGGTGTTCCGCAAGATGACATCCGACCCGCCTTCGATCCGGATGCTCTCGGTGGGATTCGTCCCGCTGGAGTACCACGAGGAGAAGGCCGACGGGGGATCGGTGCTGGTGTTCGACCGCGCTGAACTGGCCGAGCTCTCGGTGGTTCCGCTTGGAAGCAACAAGAACGCGTTGGCCCCCGGTCAACGCTCGACATTTCTGGCCCGCTGCCATGGTGGCGCGGGTGACGCGGCGGTGCCGCACGAGGAGATCGTAATGGACAAGACCGACAATACCGTTGTTGTCGCACTGCCGTCCGAACTGGCGTCCCGCATGGGAGCGGCCACCGTCGAAGAGGCTGTGCGGAAGTGGGCCGAGCTCGAGCTCAAGCTCGACAAGGCCGAGAAGGCTCGACTGGACGCGGACACCCGCGCGACCGCCGCCGAGAAGGCGCTGGCCGACAAGGTCGACACCGACGCCACCGCCTGCGTCGACGGGCTGATCAAGTCCGGGCGCATCAGCGACGCGCGGCGCGAGAGCGCGCTGACGCTGGCGCGTGCCAATCTGGACGCGTTCCGCGATCAGTACCCCGACGAGCCGGCGGCGCCCATGGCGCACCTGCTCACCAAGGTGACCCCGGCGGTCGAGCCGGCCGGCACACCACCTGCGATCGACACAATCACGGCGGGCATCGGCAAGCGGATCCACGAACTGGTCGCTGCCGGCACGAACCCCGCCGAGGCGCACGAGCGTGCCCACACCGAGGCGCTCCGCGCCCTGGAAGGAGCCTGAGCCATGGCGACCCAAGAACTCGCGATCCCGTCCGAGCGGACCACCGAGGTGGTCTGGAACGACGACACCAGCGCCATCCCGCACGGGACCGGCGTCATCTACGAGACCGTCGCCGGCAAGACCCGCGCGGTCAAGACGCCTGCCGCCGCCGGCGGCATCCTGAACAACCGCGCCGCGGGCATCGCCTGGGGCGCAATCCCGGCCGGTGGCTACGGCGAGATCGTGGTCGACGGCTACGCCGAGGGCATCGTCGGAAGCGCGGCACTGGTGTCCGGCGACCTCGTGTACATCAGCGACACGAACCTTCACATGGGCGAGCTCGAGAAGGTCGCCACCTCCACCTCGCAGGTCGAGGTCATCGGCGTCGCGGCCAGCGATGAAGCAACCCAGGGGCAGTACATCGTGGTGCGGGTGGTCCGCAGCGCCGTCGCCACCTGATCGGAAAGGATCAAGAAAATGGAACCCATCATCCTCCGTGATGAGTCCGGTCAAGCGTGGGCATACGACCGCTACAACCAGACCGTCACAGCAGCGAACGGGCGCAAGACAGACGCGCTCGCCCCCGGCGGATTGCACACCCGTGCGCCGCTCACCCCCGCCGACGTCCACCCGGTGGCCTCGGTCATGGGCAATTTCGTGGCCGGATACGGCACGAACCGCGATCAGATGATCGCCGACGTGCTCGCCCCGCCGCTCGTGGTGGACGAGATCAGCGCCCGGTACATGATCGACTCGTCGAACAACCTGTTCTACGACGTCAACGACGACATCGCCGGCGACACCGCCCCGCTCAAGGAGGTCAGCCCGGTACTGTCGAGCAGCACCTACGCGTGCATCGACTACGGCCTGGTGACCACCGTGAGCCGCAACGTCGAGCTCAAGGCGGATACCATCGGTCCGCGCATGGCCGCGCTCCGCCGGCTGGCGAATGCCTCGGCGATCCGGCGTGAACGCCGTGGCGCTGCCATCCTGCTCGACGGGACGACCACGTTCGCGAGCTACAAGACCACGCTCGTCGGCACGGCGAAGTGGAACGGCGGCACGGCCAGCGACCCGGTCGCGAACCTGTTCACCGCAATGGAGACCGCCGTCAAGGAGATCACCCACATCGGCATGTCGCTGCGCACCTGGCACGACTTCCTGCAGAACCCGAACGTGCAGAAGCACAGCATCTACAAGGCTGGCACGAACGAATTCGAGCAGCCGAACGTGATCGCCTCGCGCATCGGGCTCGAAGGCGTCAGCTTCGTGATCGGCAAGATGCGGTACAAGGCACCGTCAGGCGGCGCCATGACGTGGGTCTGGGGCAACGACGTCATCTGTCTGCACGTGCCGCAAGGCGCAGGGCAGAACGAGGAGGACATCCCAAGCGTCCGCAACTTCCGCTTCAACGCTCCCGGCTCGACCATGGGCTGGGAGATCCGCGAATGGGACGACCCCAACGCGGGGCAGCGCGGCAGCCGCAAGATCGCCCTGGTGACCTCCGAGGTCGTGGTCGCGACCGGCGCGGACACCGCACACCTCATCGTGAGCGCGCATCAGTGATGACACGCGTCAAGGTGCTCAGCCGGATCTACTCCAACGGGCTGCACGAGCCTTCGGACGAACCGGTGGAGATCGATGACGGCGACGCGCTCGGGCTCGAAGAGCTTGGGTGTGTCGTGATCGTGGACAACCAACCGAAGCCGGCCAAGAAGAGCTGACCGTTGGGCGACTACGTCACACAGACGGGCGGGGCCGGTGCTGCCGGGGATCTCACCTCGCGCATCGGCAACGCCCGGCTGACACTGATCTGCGACGACGGCACGGGCAACCCTTCAACCACCGTGATCGCCTCGGCGATAGCGGACGGCGAGGCGGACTTGAACTCGATACTCGGGCCTGGATTCGACGTGCCGATGTCCGCCACGGTGGCGCCGATCATCATCCGCTGCGCGGTCGACATGGTCATGTTCTACCTGTACGAGAACAACCCTGAATTCCGCATCACCGGAGGGGACAACCCGGAGCAGAAGCGTTACGACCGGGCCGTCAAGATACTCAAGGAGATCAAGAGCGGGGATCGCGACCTCGGACGCGACACCGGGGTGCAGCGCAGCGCGATCGTCGGCGGGGTCGTGTACGCCTCGACAACCACCTACATCGTCGACGAAGACGAGACATCGGACGGCGCGACGGGAGGATTGTGAACCCATCCATCCGTGTCAGCGTCGACGCCAAGGCGTTCCTCGAGGGATGGTCCCTGCTCGCACGGGACATGGATTCCTATGGGTTCCAGGCGTGGCGGCGGACCACGAAGGACGCCAGGGAATCCATGCACGAACACGGCTATCAGAACCTCACCGGCGAGCTCACCGCTTCGATGCGTGACACCACGATCGACGGCGGCCCGTTCGACTGGTCCAGCCGGATCGACATCACCGCCCCGCACGCGAGGTACATCGACGAAGGCACCCGGGCTCATGGTCCAGTGCGTGCGAAGTTCCTTCGCTGGTACGTGGCTGGTCGTCCGGTTTTCGCCAAGTGGGTGCGGGGGATATCGCCCAGGCGGTTCTCCAAGGAAGCATCCGACGCGTTCGAGCGGGACATCGTGCCGAACATCGACAGGGCGCTGGCAAGCGCGATAGGCAATGGCTGACCCACGCAAGGACCAGGTCGGCAGCGTCGTGGTACCGGCGACCGCTGCCGCCGCGGGGGTGTCCCTCGCCGCGACGTGCGATCCTGTGCTGGTGTCGTTGCTCGCCGCGTTCAAGACCATCCTTCGGACGAAGCTGGATGCGGCATGGTCCGCGGCGGCAGGGCAACTGTCCTCGCACGTTGTCGAGGGTACCTATCCCTACGAGCCGATCCAGAAGATCGCGAAGCTCAACTGGACATGGCCGGCGCTGTTCCTCTGGCGCACGGAGGACGTGACGACCGAATTCACGCAACAGTGGGAGTCGTTCGATTCGACGCTCAAGGGCGTTCTGGTGCTGCCGCCCCTGGCGCATGCACAGGCCGTCAAGCTCATGCCCATCCTGAGGGCGTCGGCCGTCACGCTGCACATGTTCATCGAGAACCTGGGCGACCCGTCGTATTCGGCCGGAGCTGACATCCTGACGGCATGCGGACTCGACCAGCTCAGGCTGACGCGTGCGCAGTACGGGCAGCTCCCGGGCGACAGCGGGTTGCAGACGCTGCATCCAGCCGTCGATCTGACGTTCTCGTGCCGCGAGCGGGAGCAGATGGTCACCTCTCAATACGAGACCTGGTCCCAGTCCAACAACACAGTCAGCGTCTTCGACGAGGACGGCGGTGCCGGCAGCACCGAGGTCGTGGAGACGCAGTACCCCGATCCGTGAGGCAGACAATGGCGGAACAAATGCTGCGCGTGCTCGCGCATGGAAAGATCCTCGTGCTCGACGTCGAGGCGACGAAGCAGCGCGGCGGGCGGCGCACCTACGTGGGCCGCGACGAACACTTCGCCTGGAAGGCGGAGGAGATCCCGGAAGGCGTTCCGTGCCACATGCACAGCAACGATTTCCTGGAACCGGGCGACAAGCCGATCCCGCATTGCTGGTATCCGGCGCGCACCGAGCCTGACACGGTCCCGGCGAGCCGGGACTATCTCAAGCCGCTGAAACAAGGCGCGCTGTTGCCTGCAGACGAAGCCACGGCGAGGTTCGCCGGGCTGCCGTGGACCTCCACGAAGAAAGAGAAGTGAGACATGGGAACCCTTGAACTCAGCCTCACAGGCTACAGCTCGTTGAATCCCGTTCCGGGTGGCTTCTACGAGGTCCGGTTCGCACAGGGCGAGACCGGCGGCAACGCCGGGGCGAAGAAGGTCCTGCTGGTGGGTGTCAAGACTGGGTCCGGCACAGCCACCACCGACACGCAGGCTTACCGTCTGCAGGGCAGCGGTGACGCGGAGACATACTTCGGCGCTGGATCCAAGATCCACAGGATGGCACGGCGGTTCTTCGCCAGGTGCAAGAACGCCGAGGTGTGGGGGATCGCAGCGGCGGAATCGGCGGGTGCGGCAGCGGCCTCGACCGTGACGTTCGTCAACAACGCGACGGCTGCGGGGTCCGTGCAGTACACGTTGTGCGGGGAGACGATCGAGTACGCGTTCGCCAGCGGGGCGACAATCACGGCGATCGCCCTCGGGCTGTCGAACCTGATCAACCTGCAGACCCACTGGCCCGTGACATCAAGCCCGGCGGTCGGAGTCATCACGGTCACGGCGAAGATCAAAGGCACGGACGGCAACTGGATCCGGCACCGCGCCGTGATGACAGGCAGCGGCATCGCCACTACTGTCACCGTCGCAGGGACGCTGTTCACCGCGGGGGCCACGGACGAGGTGTGGACCACCGTCCTGAGCACGATCCTGGCGACGAAGTACGACTACATCGTATGCGGGGTCAATCCAACCGCGGCGGCGAACGTGAGGCTCGGTGCGCTCAAGACGCAGGTCGTGGCGCAGAAGCTCCCGGGAACCGGCATCCGACAGGAGATCGTCTACGGCACGGCTGCCAGCATCGCGAACGCCGTGAGCCTCAGTGCCGAAGCCACCGACGGACCGGGGAACCAACCGGTGTTCAGCGCGGCACATCAGGAGAACAGCGAACTCGAACCGATGGAGCTCGCCGCCGAATACATGGCGACCCGCTACCTGGAAGAGGGCGGCACCACACCATGGGCGAGCTACGACAACGCCGGTCAGGGCGACTGGTCCGTCCCGAAGCAGTACTCCAGCGCGGACTGGCCCACCATCTCGGAGCAGAGCACGCTGATTTCGGGGGGCGTGACCCCGATCGCCGTCAACGGCAAGGGCCAGACCTACATCGTCCGGGCCGTGACATGTTCGACCGACGTGCGCGTGAGGGACACCACCAAGGTGTCGGTGTCGTTCGCTTTCGTCGACGCGCTGGCGCAGAGTTACTCGAACAGTCCAGCCAAGAAGTTGCGGGATGATCTGGCCGCGGACGAGGTCAGGTTCCCGCCCAACGACGTCATGACCCCGGCGAAGGCGAAGGGGACGATCATCGCCCCGGTGTACATCCGTTACGCCGGCAACAACTGGCTCGATCCGGTCAAGACGCTGAACAAGACCAGCGGAGACATCACCGGATGCGCCACCGGGTTGGATCCGCTCGACCCGACGCAACTCAACGCGATCATCCCGATCCACGTCACCCCTGTGTGGCACAAGTTCGCCTGCCTGGTGACGGAGAACAGCGCGGGCTGAGGAGACGACAATGGCTGATACCAAGTACACCAACTGTGCCGTCATCTTCGACAAGGTCGTGCTGGCGGAAGCGCAGTCAGAGAAGACCTCGAGCAACTCCGGGACGCAGATCGTCCGTACGCAGCAGAAGGGGTTCGCCGGCGCGTCCAAGGGCTACGGCGAATTCACCGTGGACGTCACCTCGGCGATCCCGCGTACCGGGCTGGAAGTCGATCTGTACACGGTCATGAACGACATGACCCAGGTCGAGATGATCCTCTGGCGTGGAAGCAAGAAGCTCACGTCGCTCGGCTACATCATGTCGGTCTCGGAGAGCCACAGCGGCGAATCCGCGGCCAGCGTGGACTTCACGTTCTCCGGTTCGGAGCCCGAGGAACTGTGAGCCTGAGCAGCAGACTGGCACCCAGGCAACCGGGGCCGCCCAAGGACATCACGCCATCGGCGTTGCTGTCCAAGCTCAAGCAGGCCGAGCGTCCGAGCATCGAGTTGTCGTTCCCCCGGGAAGGCCCGGACGGCAAGCCGGTGTTCACGTTCCTGATGCGGGTGTTGAGCCAGGACGAGCTCGACAACGCCCGCGGGAACGCGGAGGACGCCACCCGGCGCAAGCTGCGCGAGCGGACGGGACTCGACGACAAGGATCTGCAGAACGTGCGCGAGACGGCCTGGAGCGAGATATACGAGGACGCCAAGTGTTGCGAGGTGCTCGCCGCCGCCATGATCGAGCCGGGCACCGGAAGGCCGGTGTTCACGGTCCCGTCTGAGATCCGCCGGCCCGAGTACGCCATCACCAACGACGAACTGGCCGGGCTGTTCCAGCTCTACGAGATGACCCAGCACAGGCTGGGTCCGCTGTGGAAGGAGATGGAACCGGGCGAGATCGACATGTGGATCGAGCGGCTCCAGGGAGGCATGAACGCCAGCCCTTTATTGGACTTGCTGCCCGGGCAGCTCGTTCAATTGGTGATTTCTATGGCCGTCCGCTTGTCGGACTCGAAGACAGACACTGGATCGTCTGGATCGCAGCTCGGATCTGGTGCGCCCGGAACCCCGTCGGAGACGACTGAAGTCCGTGAGTTGACACCTGAAGAGCTCGAAACCCAAGACTGATGCCCCCGCCCATCACAGTCAAGTTCGCCATCTCCGGTGCGAAGCAACTCGACGCCGTCTTCAAGTCGGTGAACAGGCGCGTGCGCGAACTGGACCGGGCGAACCAGCGCGGTGGCGGGAGCGGCGGCACATCGAAGGCGGAGGCCGCGCAGAATCGTTTGATCGCACTGGAGAAGAAGCTCGAAGCCGCTCAGGTGGCGTCGGCGCAACGGGGGTCCGCCGCCAAGGCCGCCGCCATGCGCAAGGAGGAGGTCGAGGCGCAGCGGAGCTTCGATCGCCGGCTGAAAGCAGCCACGCGCGCCAAGGAGAAAGAGGAACGCGAGCTCACCCGGATCGCCGCCCGTGCCGAGTCCCAGAGGGCCCGTCAGGCCATGGCGGAGACGCGACGCAACGCACGGATAGGCGGGCGCGTGTCGGGCACGCTGGGACGTGCAGGACGCGGCACGATAGGCACCGTGGGCGGCGTGGTGGGCGGCATCGGCCTGACCGCCGGGACCTATGCCATGGGCGCGGGGCTCATGGAGAACATCGCGCTCCGGGAGCAGGCGGCGTTGACAGTCAACGCGACCCGCAACGGGCAAGGCGACGCCACACAGAACGTGTCAGACCTGGTCAAGCGGTCGCAGGAAGCGGCTACGACGCACGGGCTCAAAGCCGGCGAAGTCATGCAGGCGTTCGGCACGGTGGCCGAGCGAGGCGGCGGCGCCTCCGGGCTGGAAGCGTTCCAGGCCAACTTCGACGGGCTTGTGAAGATATCCAAGGCGTTCGGTGTGTCGATGGATGACACGGCCGGCGTGGTCGCAGCCATGCTCAATGCAGGCGTGACCGACGGCAAGGACATGGTCGAGACGTTCGGGGCATTCGCCGCCATGGGCAAGAAGGGCGCGATCGAGGTCCGCAACCTGTCGAGCGAACTCGGGCGTCTCAGCGGAGCGTTCAACATCACCGAACTCAAGGGGCCTGAGAAACTGCGCACAGCCGTCGCGTTCTCGCAGGTGGCGGCTCGTGCCAGGATATCCCCGGAGAATTCGAGGACCGCCGTTGAAGATGTCATCAACGACATCACGCTGCAGAAGGAACGGCTGGACAAGTCCGGGATCAAGGTGTTCGGCAAGTCGGGCCAGGTTCGTGACCCCCTTCAGATCCTGGAGGAGATGATATCCGGTGCGGAGACCGGCGGGCTCAAGAACCTGAAAGGCAAGAGCGAAAAGGGAGCAGACGCGTTGTTCGGCCGCGGCAAGTTCACGGGCACATCGAAGGCGATCGTCTCGGAACTGCACAAGGTATATCTCGACGCCGCGAAGGCCGGCAAGGATCCGCGTTCCGCTTTGCGCGGGGCCATAACGGAATTCAAGGGCGCGAACCTGGCGCCCGGCGAGGTCGAGAAGGGCTACGCCACCGTGATGGGCACCGACTCGGCCAAGATCGCCCAGCAGATGGCTGCGTTCAACGCTTCGATGGCAGACCTTCTGCCGGCGTTCAGGCAGCTCCTACCGCACGTGACCAAGGCCGCGCAGGCGTTCGCTAGCGTCGCGATGTGGGCGACGAAGAACCCGTTCACCGCTCTGGGCGGGATCTTCGCCGCGCATCTGACGAAGGAACTGGCCGGGGCGGGCATCGGCAAGGGCATCGAAGCAGCCATCGCATCCGCGCTCGGCGGGAACAAGGCGATGCAGATAACCGGGGTGGCTGCAATCGCCATCACTGCAGCCGCGGTGACAATCGCTATCGCGGAGCAGATAGATAAGGCCGGGGCTGAGTCGGGCAAGACGAAGATGGGGGCGGCAATGGGCCTGACCAATCTTGAGAGCGAGATCCGCAACCAGAAAGGGCCTGTCACAGCGGAACAGATTGCCAGGCGTGAAGCCCTCAAGAAACAGTATACTGAAGGAAGCAAGGGCATCCCTGGGAAAATCGCCGAAGCATGGCAGAACCTGCCTGCCATCGCCAAGGCCCCGCTGGCCACATTCGGCGCGGTCCCCATCGGGTTGGCTGAAGCTGCATCTGGGTTGTACACAGGCGCCGAGAAGCGCGAGGCAGGCCAGGGCGGCACGAGCGGCGGGATCGGCGGGGACACATTGAACAGCAGGACCCAGGCCACCATCACGTTCTTGGAGAACGTCGGCACGGCGGCCAAGAAGGCCAGCGACGAGCTCGCCAAGATCCAGGCCCCCGACAAGTCCCGCGACGGGGCTCCAGTCGCCGGGAGGCGTTGAGCCATGTCCGTCGACATCCTGGCACTGCTGCCCCCGCTCAGGTGGCGCGGCATCGAAGTCCCCTGCCAGGACAACAAGATGGACTTCACCCACGGCCAGGTGGACCACGAGCAGCACGGGGTGGACGGCGCCTACGTCGAACCGACCGGGCGCAAGGCGTCCATGCACAGCTACAGGATACCGTTCCTCGTTGGGCTGGACGGCTGGCCGACTCTGTATCCGACGCTGTACCGGGACTTCTACAACGCCTGTCTCGACGGCAGCACTGGACCGCTCGAGCTTCCAGAAGAGGGCGAGATCGACGCCAACCTGGTCTCGTTCTCCAAGACGGTGTCGACAGGGGTGCGCAACGGTTACTTCGTCGACGTCGTGTGGAAAGAGAACAACGAGGCGGGGATCACGATCGGCGACGATTCGATCGGCCCCATCGCCGAGGCCGTCGCGCTCGCCGCCGTGGTCGAACCCGCCGCGGGGGAGATAACGCCTCCGCTGGAGTACGACGACGGCGCAGGGAACAGCCTGCTCAAGTCGCTCAAGCAGATCCAGGGGTCCATCGCACTGGCCCAGATGTCCGTGCAAGACACGATCGCCAGCATCGACAACGTGATCAACGGGATCAACGACATGATCGACGCGGCGAACAGCGCCGTGGACCCGGAGGCGTGGGGCATAGTCGACGGCCTCAAGCAGATCGAGGCGTCCTGCCAGGAGACGAAGAACCGCCTGGCCCCCGAGCAGAAGGCGATCCAGTTCGTCATCGCTACGGCATCGATCCTGGTGGCCGAAGCCGCGGCCAAAGCCGGGATGGCGCTCGACGCGTTCATCCAACTGAACCCGCGGGCAGCTGCGAAGCGCACCATCAAGGCCGGTCAAGAGTACTTCGTCTACGTGTGATCCCATGGATGATGCGCGCATAGTCCTGCAGGACGGCACGACGATCGGCGGGTGGACGGAGTACAGGATTGACTCCGACTTCCTGACACCGACGGACGGGTGGAGCTTCTCCTACTCGCATCCAGGCGCCCAGTACGACTTCGCCACGGTAAGGCCGGACGCGAAGGTGGGCATCAGGGTCGGCGGCGTGTTGCAGCTCACCGGATGGGTGGACAGCGTCAGACGCTCGTCATCGTCAAGCGGCGGATTGCAGATCAGCGTCTCGGGCCGCGACGTCCTCAAGGTGCTCTGCAAGGCCAACGTCCCGCCGGATCTGACCATCAAGAACAAGACCGTGCTGGAGACTGTCGAGCACCTGGTGAACCTGTACTACAAGGACCCTCCAACTGTCTACTACGGCGTGGACGAGAACCGCCTGGTGATGGGCCTGCCGAAAGGCTCGGCGAAGAACCGCACGAAGCAGCAGAAGAAACTGGTGGACTACTGCCAGCCGCACCCGAACGAAGGGTGCTTCGAGTTCATGTCCCGCATCATCCGCAGGTTCGGCTTGTGGGTGTGGGCCACGGCGGACGGCGGGATCGTGGTGTCGGGACCTGATTACGACCAGGCTCCGAGCTACTCGATAGTCCGCCGCAGAGGCGGGAAGGCCATCGAATACCCGACTGCCACGTACACTCATGACAGGACAAGCGTGCCAAGCTACATGCTTGTCCGCGGCAAGGCCAAGGCAAAGGAATGGGCGAAGGGGTACGCGTTCGGAGAGGTCAAGGATTCCGACGCCGACACAACCCATTATGACGAGCCGAGTTACGTCCAGCACGACGAAGCCGTGGACGGAGCCGAGGCGGCTGCGTTCGCGCGGCAGGAGTTGAGCCGGCTCAAGCAGAACGAGAAGGTCTACGAATGCACCGCTGTCGGGCATCACGACCGGGTGACCGGCAACGTGTTCGCGCTCGACACCATCGCCACGGTGGATGACGAGATCTTGCAGGTGAAGGGGGACTTCTACGTGATTGGACGAACGTTCAACAAGTCGGTATCGGGCGGCACGACAACCGATCTCCGGATGGTCCCGCCCGGGGCCATCCAGTTCAGCGACGTGGACGCGCCATGAGTGTCGCCAACGCAAGCGACCTGTTCGACATCCACCCGATCAAGCGGACCGAGCTCGTCGGCGACGCCAAGAGCACCATCGCGGTTTTCTTCGAGGCTCTGACCCGCGCACCCGGCGACCCGCTGGGCGGCGACCAGGACAGCGAGTCTGCCCCCGCGGACTGGTGGCAGCACTATGGATTCCTCTCCCGCCCGCCCGTCGGAGCTGAGGGCATCTTCATGCGGCTCGGCGCCAACGTGGTGACCATCGCGTCGCGCGCCTTGGCGGCCGCCGGCATCTTCGGCCAGATGTCCGTCGGCGACGTCGCCATCTACAGCGTCGGCAAGAACGTCCTCCGTCTGAACGCGGACGGGTCGGTGTCGCTCATGCGCCTGACCAAGTCGGGCAAGCATGTCATCGCGATAATGACCAAGGACGACAAGGTGCAGGTGCTCATCCCGCCTGCGACGGTGTTCGAGATGACCCCGCAGGGCATCACCCTCAAGGGCGACACCATCACGATCGCCGGGTCGAAGTCGGTCCAGATCATCGGGCCGCAGCTCAACTGCGCCGTGGGCGTGAACAAGCTCCACATCGGAGCGTCACTTCCGCTGGTCCCGACCTCCGCAGCCCCGAACGTGTTCGTATGAAATACCATGAGCCTTTGCAACTTCGCGTTCAGCCTGTCGATCCGGCTGCCGTCGATAAGCTTTGCGCTACCGGTGCTGAGCCTGCCTGTACTGATCATCACCCTGCCGGGGTTCGATCTGTCGTTCACGTTCACCATCCCGTTGCCTTCGATCAGTCTGGCTCTCCCCGTCATCTCACTGCCGACCTTTCGCCTCGACATCCCGGGTTTCGACCTGTCCTTCTCGTTCGCGATACCGCTGCCGTCGATAAGCCTGAGCTTGCCGATCCTGACGATCCCCTGGCCCGTGCTGCCACCCTGCCCGCTGGACGCGGTGTAGTCTGATGGGCGCCGGGATCTCGCCTGCAGGCAGTTCCCCGGCCGGGTACGGGTCCATCTCGGTGTCGGCGGCGTTCTCGCCGCAGTCCCACGGGTACGCCGAGACAGGTGCGGTGAGCTCGCTCAAGATCAACCCGGGCACGAAGGACATCAGTTTCGACGACAACGGCTCGGAAGAGGGCATGGGCGACGAGGGACAACTGGTGCTCATGTTGCTTGGCAACGAGCTGGGGTCACGCGACATCGCTTCGGAGGAGGGCTTCTCGCACCCCGCCGCTGTGTCCGGTGACTACGAACGGGAACTGTACGCGGCCGTGCGCAAGGCGCTCATGCCGGCGATCGAGACCAACTGGATCGAACTGCTGTCGGTGGACGCCATGCGTGACGACCGCTACCCGGACAGCGTCTACGCCGTGATCCGCTGGCGGTCGGTCCGTTCCGACCGGGTGGAGACCACAACCAAGAAGATCGCATCCTGATGGCCTACACCTCGATAGTGCACAAATCGATCGCCGTCATCCGGGACGGCATGCTCGACGATCAACGCCGGATGCTGATCGCCGCCGGGGTGGCTCGCCCGAACCTCGCCAAGGGGTCGGAACGCTGGGTCCGTGCCGAATCGCTGGCATCGGCCATCTTCGAGGGGCTGTCCCGAGAGGTGGCGTTGCAGGACGCCCAGATGGAGGACTCGGCCACGGGCGAGGACCTCGACAGGCTGGCGGCCCGGTTGAACATAACCCGTTCGGCCGGGGCCGGGGCCACCGGCAACGTCGTCGTCTCGTGCACCGGTTCCGTCGTCTACCCGGCCGGACTGGAATGCACCAGCCCCGACGGGCTCCGTTACCAGGTCGTGGCGATCACGACGGCCGTCGATGGCGGAGCCGTGCCGGTGGCCGGCATCGACACCGGCAAGCGGACCGACAAGACCTACTCGACGATCATGACGTGGACCAGCCCCCCGGCGGGGTCCGCGACGACGGCGACGGTGGACGCCAGCGGGCTGCGCTTCGGCGCGGACGCGGACGATGACGCACGGCTCCGCCGCAAGGTGATAGACCGGCGCAGGCATCCGGCCAAGGGCGGCAACTGGTCGCACGTCGCAGGGTTCGCGGAGGACGCTTCGAGCGCCATCGAAAAGGCGTTCGCATACCCGGCGGTCTACGGTCCGAGCACGCACCATGTGGCCATCACGGTCCCGGCCGCTGCCGCGACGCAGTACACCCGCGCGGCGACCGGGGCGCTCATGCTGATGGCAGCCACGGGCATCCTGTCGCAGACCCCGGAACACGCAGATCTGACGCTGACAACGGTCACGGATTACGATCTGGATCTGGTCCTGCAGGTGGAATTGCCTGAGCCGAAGAGCGCCGGCGGGATCGGCGGCGGGTGGGTCGATGCGCTGGCCGACCGATGGCCGACCGCGCTCAACGCAGCCAATCCCCACGCCATCACACTCAACGCCGCTCCCACGAATCCAAAGGTGATCGTGGTCGTCAGCGATGCGGCTCCGGTGCTGGACGCGCACATCGCGCTGTGGTCCAACTCGCAGAAGAAACTGGTGCGGACGCGTGTCTACTCCTACACGGGAGCAGGGCCGTACACGATCACATTGTACGATCCCATCGACATCAACGACTTCGCATCCGGTGACTACGTGATGCCCGACGCCGAGAACCTAGAGGACTACTGCTCCACAGTGGCGTCGCAGTTCGCGCTTCTGGGCCCGGGGGAGAAGACGGCCGTGGCTGCCAAGCTGCCACGGTCCTACCGTCATCCGCTCGAGCAAGAGGACTGGCACACAGACTTCACCTCGAGGCACGTCGGGGCGCTCTCGAACGAGCACACCGAGGTCCAGCACGTCTACCTGGTCGAGGCGTTCCACGGCGGCGTGTCGGCCGGGACGCTGCCGATCGCATGCCCGGACGAGACCACCACCGGATTGCCGCCCAACTGCCTGCGTCTCGGACGCATCGGCTTCTACGAGGTCTGACACATGACGACAACGCTCCCTACAAGGCAGACCGCGGTGGGCTACGGCTGCCCGAAGACGGACTACGACGCACAGGTCAACCCGTTGACCGATCTGTCGCTCGAATCGGAGTACGAACCGGCGGTGGTGGACACCGCGGCCCTCGGCATGACCGGCCCGCGTGCGCTGGTGCATGTCGACGCGGACGCCGGCGGCGGGGAGGACATCCTCGACCACACTGCCATGTGGGGCGAGACGGCAGGGGTGGAACCGACGCTGCTGCGCAACGCCGCCGGCAGCTACACACTGACGTGGACGGCGAGTCAGAGCGACTTGAACCCGACTGTCTCGAGGCAGAACACCAACACGCTGAACTTCCGCTTCGCGACCGCCACGGTGGCCGAAGACGCGGACGCGACGATCTCCGTCAGCTGGACGGCCAACACCGTGACGGTGCTGACCTACGCGGCGGGTGGCGTCAAGACAGACTACGACTTCGTGGTGGTGGTGTACTAGTGGCTTCCAGCGGATGGAAATGCCCCGGTGCGATACGCGGAGGCGCGACGGCCCACGAACGTGTCGAGCAGGTCTACGCATCGATCAAGCGCAACCTCGGCACGGCCCTCAGCACGGAGGATTCCGCGCTGAACATGATCGAGGTCAAGGCCGCTGCGCGCGCCATCGCCTTGATGGACAGGGCCATCGACAGGAGGCTGGCGAACGGGGATGCGCGCACCATGTCGGCCGTGATGGTGGCACGGTGGGAAGTCATCCTTGGGATCAACCCGCCTTCGTCGCAGTCCCTGTGGGATCAGCGGAGGGTGTTGGCCGCGCGTCTGACCGAGCAGTACAGCAATTCAGGCGGGGCCATCGCCAGGATCGCCACGGAGGCGTTCGACCCTTGGACGATTCACGTCCACTACACCACCACGGCAGGCGCCGTTGTCTACTGGCCCGGGGACGGGTCCAGCACGACGGATCTGTTCTGGTATTCGACCCTGGCCCATTTCGCGGTGGAGTACGTCCGGCCCGCTTCCGCGTCGCAGACCGACGTGGACCAGCGCAAGGCGTCCTGCTTCGAGGCGTTGGACGGCTACGTCGCCGACTGGGTGACGTGGGACTTCTCGGAGACACCGGCCTATGGGGCGACGGCTCTCCTCAACGGCTTCTACCTGGACAGGCCGAACCTTGACGCGGCCGTCCTGACTGCGAGTTGACATGGCTGCGAACAGCAGGGCGAACACCGGCGGGATCGCGTACTCGGAGAACGAGATCGTGCCGTTCGGAGAGTTCAACACGGTCGACACCAATGCGGCGCAGAGCGTCAACCGCAACAGCACAACGAGCGGATGGTGTGCCCAGCCAATAATCCTGCTCGGCGGAACAGCTATCGAAATTGATGTAGCGCACTCTACCGGCCAATTGGTCACAACCGGGAACACCGGGTTCGGCCACGCGTTCGCTCTTACCAGTTTGCCGAACGGTCACATACTCGACGGGATCCGGCTATACATCGTGCCAGCCAACGCAGGCCGCGGGGCTGGAGCCCCCGGGAACATGCCGGCAATGAAGGTGTGGCGCCGTACCACCACGCTATCCATGACTGTCACGCAGTTGGGCGCAACGCAGACGGCAACATGGGTCGACGAAGCCACCTATGAAGGCGGGCAGGTCCTTGAGGTGACCGGGCTCGCTGCCACCATCGACAACAACACGCACGATTATTTCATCACGTTCGTGACCGAGTACGGCGCGAACAGCTTCGCCGGTCTGACGATCGCTGGTTTGGCGGCGTATGTGACCATCGACGCTTCCTATAATGGGGCAGACCTCTGCTTCTGGCGCAAGTAGATGGCAGTCTCCTTCACCCTCAGCCAGGATCTGGTCTATCCCATGACCGGGGAGGTCGTGACCCTGCGCGCGCGCAACGGCACGGCTGGCAACCGCATCCGCTGGCGTCTCGCCAGCAAGCCTGCCGATTCATCGTTGGTCGTCTACTCGGCGCAGGATTCCGGCCCGTGGCTGGGTGGCAAGCAGGACAACTTCGCAGAGCTCGCGCCCGACACACATGGCACCTACGTGCTAACAGCCGTGGAGGAGACCTTCGATTCCGACATCCCGCACTTCCACGGGCAGGGCTCGGCATCGCTCAATCCGGTCGAGCACTGGACCGTTGCGACGACAGAGGACTACACGGTTTATGTCGGCCTCGAAGTCGAACGCAGGATCGGCGTGGCCCCGCACCAGGCGACGGTGAAGGCGTGGTTGACGGCATCCGGGCCAGCCACGGAAGGCGTGTTGACAGCATGGTTCGACCCGGGCCGGGCTCCGCGGATCCATTCCCCGACCACCGATGTGGCTAACGCAGCCATGGGGGCGTCAGAGGTGGTGGCGCATCTCGCACGCATCGGAGGCGCCGGGTACACGGGGTCGTCCGATCTTGTGGTGGCCGATGGGACGGGGAGCGGGTTCCTATACTCCCCGTTTACGATCCTGGCCCTGCTGGAATTGCACTTCAATTCGCACAGGGTCAACACGACCAACGCGATCCACGGGGCGGCGGACGCGGCGGACAAGATCGGGCTGGCGCTGCCTACGACGGAAGCGTTGCTGATCACATACTGCAACACGTTCCGCACCAACTACGGCGTGCACATCACCAAGGGCGGACCGACGCACCCGACAGGCGCTGACCTGACGAACGTCCTGGCGGCGGCGGCAGCCGCGGATCTGGCAGGATGCGTGACGCTGCTGCAGGACATCAAGGCGAAGTATTCCGCACATCGCGTGCTCCACGTCGGTTCGGGTCACTCCGATCCAGGCGACGGCAGGAACAGGGAATCGCCTTGGATCCTGGCCACCGGTTCGGACCTCGACACGACATGTGCATATGCGTTCGCCTTCGGCACGGTATGGGACGCGCACATGGACGCCCTCGGGCCAGGTGCCGCCTACCACGCATTGTCCGACACGTTCAACACGGTCGGCGGATACAACGCAACGACGTTGGAGGATTTGATAGCCAAGGCCAACATGTTCGCCGACATGCTCGGGTCGCACTGCACCAACATCAGGTCGGATACCATGGTAGAGGCCGTGTTCCACACCAATCCGGACCACGGCGGCGACATGTCGACGGTGCCGAGGGCCAGCGACTGGACGAGCGCGGTAGAGCTCATCGACACCTGTGCGAGGATATTCGCGCGACACATGGACGACGATCGTTCCGACACATGGCATCCGGCAGCGGCGGGGACACCTGACGTCAACGCCGGGACGTGGTACACGCAGCTCTATGGCGTGTCGTACTTGAACCAGGTCTACCAGGACGCGGTGGCATCCAGCACGCTGGGGTCTCCTGGCAACTCGATCGCGGCAATCAACAACGTCCTCACGTGGGGCGGATTCACAAAGGCGGCTGGCTGATGGCATCTCCTACCTTCCGGATGGGCTACGCCGCCCTTGTCGGTGGCCCCTACGGCAACTGGGGCGCGTACGACGAAGCGATCGATGTGCCCGCGTCGTACTTCGTCAAGGTCGAGCTGCAATCCGCTGTGGACGTCAACTCGATCAATGTCGAGATCCTGAGCGCAGACCCGGACCAGATAGCGGCAGGACTGCCGACGCCGACCGTCGACCAGGTCACGAAGACGGCGACGTTCCAGATGCCGGCGGTAGGTTCCTGCTACCTCGTCACCACCACAATCGACTATGGGACGAGCTCGACGCAGACCAGTTCGCTCGCGGCGCACGTGCTCAACGCGGCGAGCCGACGTCTGATCGCGGTGGGCGAGACAGACGAGGCAGACCGCACGAACTACTGGGTGCCCAAGATCAACGAGGCGATCGGAGCCGGTGGCGCCGCGGGGACGCCGTTCGGAGCCGTCGTCTACGTGGACGCCGACAACGGCAACGACACCAGCGGGGCGCGAGGGGACCACACCAAGCCGTATCTGACGATCACGGCGGCGTTGGCCGTCTATCAATCGGGCGACGTGATGCTGGTCGGCCCAGGCGCGTACACCGAGAACGTCACGATCCCGAACCTGGCAACAGTGATCATCCAAGGGCACGGACGCAATGCGACGACAATCGTCAACGCAGGGGCCGGGGCGACGATCGGATATGTCTCAGGCGGCGCGAACGCGCTGCAGACGCTGGTGCTCCGGGGGATGACGGTCCACAACACCAACGGTTCTTCGACGTTGATTGTCGACGGGACGCTGGACGCGGACCTGTTCCTGACCGGGCCACTGTTGCTCGACGACGTGAAGCTTTCGCAAGCGGCCGGGAATGCGACTCTGTATCTGATCCGCGTCAACCAGGTCTGGCTTCGCGACGTCTACACGTCCGCGACCCAATTCAACGAAGTCGCACAGGTGCTCGCACGCAACTGGATCAACAACTCGAAAGAAAGCATCTGGAACTACAATTCAGCGGACCCTGAACCGAGCGGCAAGAGGCTGGTGCATCATTTCTGGGATTGCATGCTGGGGACCGTGACATGCAACGAACAGAGCGCGCTGTACTTCCATTCGACTTGTATGGTAGGGACGTTCGGCGGAGTGCTGGGCGACGAAGCCGCCGGGGATTATGGATACATCCGGTGCGACGGCGAGACAGACACGGTCGACGTCACGTTCGATTACGACAACGTCGCGGTGCCGATCGGGCTCGACTTCTCCGGCGCGACAATCAACGCTCAATTCACGGCGGCCGACGCTGGATCCACGACGAACAAGTTGATCGCACTGGCGCGCAACACGAAGTTCACGTTCCCGACCGCCGACAAGATCGAAGCCGGTTCGATGACCGAATTCTATCTCGAGGGAGCTTCGTTCGCCCAGGATTCACTCAAGTCCAGCGGCGGCACCACAGGTGAGATAGACCGCGATACCCACTCCCAAGCCGTCAACCTGGGCGGTGGCGGGCAAGCAGTGACGTGGGACAATGCGGGCGGGTCGGTCCCGTTCGTATCCGCGCCTGCCGCTGTACTGGTCGAGTTGTCCGGGTCGGCTGCGCAGGCCGGTGTGACGGCGAAGGCCAACACGGGATGCACGGTCACACCAGCCGGGGCAGATGCCGGCGCCACTGTAACGGCTTTTCTGAGGAGATAGACAATGTCATCCGACGTAATCGAAAACGGAATCACCCGCGTCGTCGGGGTCGCTGGCGGTCAAGCTGTCCCGGTGTCCGGGACGGTGACGGCCACGGGCGCGGCCACGGAAGCCACGCTGGCTGCGCAGTCCGCGAAGATCACGGCGTGCGACACGACCGGGAAAGCCACGGCTGCATTGCAGACCACGGCGAACGCCGCCCTCGGAGCCGGAGGCACCTGGACCCCGGCGACGGCTGCAGCTGCGGACGACGACGCGCAGATCAGCGCGGCAGCCTGCTACGCCGCGGAGGTGCTGGCGGCGAACAGCCACGCGACCATCACGTACTACCTGATGCTCTTCGACGCCACGAGTCTGCCGGCCAACGGGACCGCGCCGCGGATCCCGGCGATACCCCTCGCCGCGGGTCAGTCGGTGTCGCTGCCTGTGCGATTGACGTGCGCGACCGGGCTGTACTGGGCTGCGTCTACCACGGTATCCACGCTGACCGTTTCCGCGACGACGCCCTTCCAGGTGTCGGCGCTGCTGGTGGCGTGATGAGCGGAGGAACCGGAATCACATTCCCCGTCGACTCGCGGCGGATATGCACGCATCCGCTGGGCGGCGGCGCGGTGTGGACGCCTGCCGATCTGGGTGCGCTGTACGAGGCGGATTGGGATGCTATGTCCGGCATCACCATTACCAGTGGCAGGGTATCCGGTTGGGCTGACAAGACGACGAACGGACACGACGGCGTGCAGGCCAACGCGGCGGATCAACCCGTCGTGGCGTCTGGCGTGGCAAACGGACTAGATGCGGTGTTGTTCGCGATTGCCGGGACCGAGTTCCTGACTCTGGCGGCGGCACTGGGCGGGACGGCGGGACATCTGTTTGCGATCGTCAAAGGCACAACGGACTCCGGGGTGAATACAGGGCCGCCTGTATACGCTGGTTCGGCCGCTCCGCAGTCTTATTTCCCTTTCACAAACGGGACGATCTATGAGTCGTTCGGGTCGACCACACGTCAGACGACGAGCAACCCGGCAGCCACGCTTGTGGCGTTCAATTGTTATGAGGTCGTGTCTGCGTCGGGGCGTTTCACCAACAGACTCAACGGAGTCGAGCTCTACGCGACCGGGACCAACACTGTCGGATGGGCCGCTGTACAAAAGATCGGCGGCGGTCCTAGCGTATACTTCGACGGATGGATCGCACGTGCGATCGTGTGTGGAGCGGAACTGACAGGGGCGAACCTGGTTTCGATGCGCGCGTATCTCACGGCAACATACGGGGTGGCATTCCCATGATCGCCAGCACAGGATACACAAAAACAGAAATAGAAGCGATGGAGCGTGCTGCGCGCAAGCTGCTGGACATCCCGGCGTTGCCGGACACGTTGACAGACGACATCCGCGCTGACGTGGCAGAGTCGGGGATCCATGCCGCCCTGCTCAAATGGACGTCTACTGTCGCCTACGCGTTCGCACTCGACACGGACCCGGCGGAATTCAAAGCACGGAGTGGCCGAACCGCAGAGCACTACAGGCACCCGGTCAAAGACGAGTATTGCTATCCAGTCAATGCCCTGGCAACGAAGCTTGCGGACCCGTCGGCGCGTGCGAAGTGCGCTGCAGCGGAGCTGGCGGTGCTGGACGCGCACGCCGCGGCAGCGAAGCCGCTCCCGAAGGAGTGGGAGCCTGCTGCCGACGTGACGCCGAAGCCCGTCGGGGAACCGATTGTGAGGATTCGATGACCGCGACATTGATTGCAACGCTCGCATCCGCCCCCGTGATCACCGCTGTCGTGGCGATCCTCCGGCGCGTGTTCGGGCGCGAGAAACTCGACGGCTGGATCATCCCGGTCGTAGCCGGGGTGCTCGCGGTAGCAAGCGCGGTGCTCGGGTACTACGCCGCCGCGATACCGCCGATCGTGTGGGTCGTGCTCGGGCCGATCGTGACCACGGTGCTCGCGGTCGGCGGGATGCAGGCCGCGCAGGACGTGGCGGCGAAAGCCAAGGGCGCCGCGGTGACCTGGGTGGAGGCGCCGAAAGCCGCACCCGATACCATCCCAGCGCCGCGGCCGGACGTGGAGCCGTGACCGCTCTCGACGACGGCAACAGCAAGCACTACTGCGTCCAGTTGTCGCGTTTCGACGCGCTGGACAGCGGCGTCGGACGGTGCGTGGCGGAGGCGTCAGGCGCGCGAGTGGCCGCGGAGCGCGCGGCTGACGCGGTGCTGGAGCTGACAGCGTCGCTGACCGCGCTACGACAGCAGCGCGAGCGTGAGTGCGACATCCGCCACGTCGGCCTCGACCGCGAGGTGCGCGACATCAAGATCCGCGTCGGACGGGTCGAGGACCACGAGGACCACGAGGACGACGAGCCCGACACCGGGGTCATGAGCCGCGACGAGCTGGTGACGGATCGGCACCGGCTCAAGGACACGCACGAGGTAGAGCTCAGGAGCGAGCGGATCAAGGGGATCGTCGCCGTTTCCGTGGCGGTGTGCAGTCTGGTTACCGCACTTGGTACAGTGTTGCTTTCGAGGTGAGACAATGAGACTATTCCTGCGAATCTGGTACACACTTCTGGCGTGGCTCGGTGTCTGTGATCTGCGCCGGGACGTGTTTGCGATACTGACCTTTTTGACAATCGCTTCGGGCTGCGCGCACGCGAACAAGGCTGCGCCTACGTTGGTGATCACAGCGGACGCGTGCGAGAGGCTCGCGGTGCTGTACCGCAGACCCGACATCGCGGAGGTCTGCCGGCGGGGCGGCGACGTCGCGCCGATTCTGGACGTGCTGCTGGCGGAGGCGGCGGAGCACGAGGCGGCGCGCAAGTGACCCACATGTGGTGCAGTGATCTGGAAGCGCGGATCAAGGCGCTGGAAGCAAAAGCCAAGCGCACGTGCGCGGGTTGCATCAACTGGTGCGGATCGCATGAACCCTACCAGGACAAACCGGTGTGGGGCGATTGCGCTGCAATGCGGGTGGCGATCGGTGACAAGGTCGTGGGGGCCGTGCAGACATTGCACGACTACGCGTGCCCGGCATGGGAGGACGAGCCGTGACCGCACGCGGGCTGGGCTGGCGCCCCGACCACACGCACCCCGAACTGGGGGCGGCGCAGCTTCCGCACAAGGCGGCGGCGATCCCGGAGGCGGTGTCGCTCCACGGGCTGTGCGACGTGATCGATCAAGCACAGGCGTCATCGTGCCCCGCGAACGCCTACGCCGGCGCGATGCTGCTGTGGATGCGCGCGCACGGGATGAGCGACGCCAAGCGCCCGTCGGACCGCTGGCTGTACAAGCATGCCCGCGAGCTGGACGAGCACGAGGGCCGCGGCGGACTCGCGACGGACGATGACGGTAC